ATGGCAGTCTTCGGGTACGGTCGCGTCAGCACCAAAGAACAGACCACAGAGAATCAGCGTCTAGAAATTGAAGGGTCTGGCTACAAGGTCGAGTATTGGTTTGCCGACGAGGGCATCAGTGGCAAGACCCATGCTACGCAGCGTCCACAGTTCATGGCCATGCTCGGCAAAATCAGGGACGGGGAAACGCTGGTAGTTACGAAGCTCGATAGGCTTGGTCGGGATGCTGAAGATATCCTACGCACTGTCCGTACACTCGCTGACCGGAAGATCGAAGTAGTCGTCCTGCAGCTTGGCAAGCTCGACCTAGCGTCATCTGCTGGCAAACTGATGCTGACCATGCTGGCAGCAGTGGCCACTATGGAGCGCGATCTGCTGGTCGAGCGGACGCAATCGGGACTGGCTAGAGCCAAGGCGGATGGAAAGACCCTTGGTAGACCCTCCAAAACGACCCCAGAGCAGCGTGAAGATATCAGAGCAAGGCATGCAGTCGGGGAAACAGTCAGCGCGTTAGCGAGGCTGTATGAAATCTCAAGAGCTAGTGTCTTGAATATAGTGACTGATGAGGTGCAGGCGTAACCACCGTATGCTGTATCTGCAATACAACAATTCCCATCGGCTAAAAACTTGCATCCGACATAACTTTTAGGCAAAATATCACTGGATGTATTTACAGTACATCTAGCTCTGCCGTATCTGGGAAAAGGCAGTTTGGAAGCTGACCATTGCGACCGAAGGGCACGGGGTAACTTCGACTTAGGGAGAAAGGCCGGTACATATCGGCAACATGTCGAGGCGAACGTGCGCAGCACCCTTTCATTCGATCTTTAGGTTTGAAAGGAAATGCAAATGCATCAATATACGTGGACTGCCAGTAGTGGTCAGGTTTTGGGTTTCCAACGATGTGACTACCATGGCGATTGGAACCCTGTCGCAGGGGTCTACCTGTTCTGCCGTGAGGGCTTTAACTCACCGCCTGTAATCCTATACGCAGGCAAAACCGAGAACTTCAAGAGCAGGTTTGCAGATCATCATAAATGGCCTGCGGCATATAGGGCCGGTGCTACGACTGTATTGGCTTCAGTTGTCGAGAATGGGTGGCTTCGAGACTTGTACGAACGGGAATTGATAGCTCGGTTCTCGCCACCGTTGAATGAGATGTTAACCAGCCCTGCTGCAATCGCATCAACACTCGGCATCATTGGACAGGCACGTGCCGCTTCAGAAGCTCTACCTTCCTCTTGGCCGATACGTGGCTTGCTATACGGTCAATAACATCTTCTGATATCGCAGTTCGACCCGTTGACCACGACGGGTCCTTTTGTTTTGATGCAACGCCCACCAGATATATGTGAGGCGACGAGTGTCAAGATCATACAGCGTAGCTCCATATCAATACGAAGCAGCATGTTTGGCCATAAGTCATTGATAAAAAAGGCAATTTTTTATTTAGGCGTAGGGTTTTTCTTGCATTGTGGCAGTATTGCGAGCATAATCCACGTCGCCCCCTTAGTGCTTCTACGCCAAGGTTCGCGCCAGCATGGGTTGCGCCTGCTGTCATTACCGGTTTTCATTAGAAACGCCGGTTTCTCAAGCCTCATCAGATGTTCACCCAACCATTGCTGGAGCCGGTATGAGCTTGTTTCATGAACATGGTTTTAATCATGACAAGCAAAAACACGCTCGTAGCAATCGACGTATCTAACGTCATTACCCACAAGCCATCATCGTCGGCTTTCTCTGTCGCATCTTCCCCGAAGCGCAGGCGCATCAAGACCGTCACGCCTGATGCATATCGAACTTTTCAAGAACAGCGCAACAATCGCAAGCAGCAACCCGATCCAGAGCATTCCGAGGCAGGTTTTTCGGTCTACACTTTCGGCGACCTCTGCAATATGGATTTTCGCCAGCCGCCATGGCTGCTCACTCGCCTCATGCGCGTCAACGAAGTGGCGATGGTCTACGCCGGTACTGGTGTAGGCAAGACGTGGCTGACGCTTTCTTTGGCTATGGTTGCCGCTGGTGGTGGCCGGTTACTGGACTGGTCGAACGACACCCCCCGTAGGGTACTGTACCTGGATGGCGAAATGGACTCATCCGAGATGTCAATTCGCATGAAGCAGTTGGTCAAAGGACTGGACTGCGACCCCGAGGCACTGAAGAAGAACTTCGTGCTTTGCCCTCGCCAAATGCAGAAGACCATCACTGGCAATTTCATCGAGATTGAAACTGAAGGGAGCCAGCTGGGGATTCTCAAGTATGCACAGGAAGAAAAATTCGATGTCATCGTGATTGACAACCTGACGACGTTATCAGGGCAACTGGATGAGAACGCATCCAAGGACATGAAGCTGTTCAACACCTTTTTGCTTCGTGCAAAGCAGCTTGGTATCGCGATCTTGGTCGTTCACCATCAAGGCAAAGGAAAAGACAGCGGCCCACGCGGATCAACTGCGATGACGGCGACACTCAACCTTATTTTGAAACTGGAACCGTCCACACAGGAACGCGCTGCAGGGGACAAAGATGCAAAGTTCACCGTAGTCTTCGAGAAAAACCGTGGCAATGTTGATAGTCGGCCTCTGCCAGTGTGTGTTACTGCAATTCCCAAAGACGAGTTCACATCCAAGGAACAGCAGCAGACTGAGGAGATTGATGACCTCACCCTAATGGTTGACCCCGATGCGGATAGCAATGCGGAACGGGCCAAGAGGTTGCTCCAGTCAGGCAAGTACAAAACCCAGAAGGAACTGGCAGATGCATTCGGGGTGAAGCAACCAGCGATTAGCAAGATTCTTCAGAACGCAGTGGCGCAGGGTGTACTCGACCGCGATTACGTCGAGAAGTGCTTCAGTCGTGCTCGGAATGCATCTGAACCCCTGATTACGGTTGATGACGACGAACCCGACTTCTAATGGGATGATGCCTTAGGAGACAGCGGGTAATGTAACGGTGTGTGGTATGCGCTATTCTGAAACACAGACCCGCAGCCTCCTTGAGGCGAACCAAGGGGAGCGTTAGCGACCCGCGATGAATGATGTTTTTCTATATTCCATATTCTTGTTCTTTATACGGGGGAATATAGGAATACGTTGTCTCTGTTTAGATGCGTACCGCAATCTTCGACAGCCATTCGTACATGGTCTTGAGTGTGTGCCCCTTCCCATACTTTTCCGCTATGTTACCGTTGGCGTGGCCCTGAATTGCATCGCGGATGTCGCTAGGGCAACCTACTTCCCGAAGTCGATCCTTCATTGCGTGTCTGAATGAGTGGCTGGTAACCCCCCATTTTTCTATCCGCTTGTTCACTGCAGCAGAGGCCGCATCATTTCCTCTTGGACGGGCGTATTGGTCAAACAGTCCTTGTCCAGTCCGGGGCAGGGCTACAGCAGCCTTGAGTGCGTCAAGGGCAATACCTACTACAGGAACTTGTCGTTCGCTGTCAGCCGTCTTCAGTGATCGCCATGGGTTTTCACGGAAATAAACATGAGGAGTGTCATGATCTAGGAAAACATCGTGGATACTCAATCCAGAGATTTCACCGATCCTTGTACCTAGTTCTATTTGCATCAACGTCATTAAGGCAGTTGCAGACGACGTGTCACTCCGTAACGCTTCAACGATTTCCTTCAACTTCGCTGCGTCAGGTACAACGACCTTCTTCGCATCTTTCCCTTCCCCTGGAATGCGCAAAGACTCAAAAGGGTGCGTCCGCTGAATTTCTAACTCTCTTATTGCTGACTTGACTACAGCGGAGAGGGCATTAAGGGTCCGACGTACGGTCGTGGTCTTCTTGCCTTCCGCAATCAAGTGGTCAATTATCTGCCGCCCGTGCGTGCGTCCTAGGTCTTGAAATTCAATATCGCCGACAAGCCCCACCAGTGCATTCCAGTCCCGCGCTACTTTCTGGGCGAACCCTTGTTCAATACCCCTTTGATGTGTCTTGAGATAAAGGTGCAAGGCATCCGTCAACCGGAATGATTGTGGATTGGACAGAATCTTCCATGCTTCGACTTGGTAGGGTGCAAGGTATTCAGACGGGCTGGCCACATCGTATAGATCGTCATCCCCTTTGGCGAACCCTTCTCGCGCAGGCATGATGACTTGATCAATAAAATGCTCTAGGTCATACGTTTCTGCAAGCGCACGGGCCGCTGCCGTTATCTCGACGGGTGTTAGCTTCTTGCCGTCAGTGAGGGCATTAAATTCCGCTTGCTGCCGTTGGGCATATTTCTCCACCTCCCTGACCGCCGTAGTGTAGTCCGTTGTACGTAGACTCTTCCGGATGGAATCTTTACCGTAGTGATGGACGAGGTGTTGGGGTACGCGCATGTAGAAGTAATACATGTCCCCACGCCGTTGCAGGTATTGAACTGTCACTGTGATTGCTGCGCCTAACCGTATATGCATGTTTAGACCATGAGTGAGCCCATGTATCACACTCTGTATCACAGCAAATAGGGGGATTTGACGCTAAGTGACTGATATAAAAGAAAAATCAGTGCAAAATTGGTCCCGCCGACAGGAATCGAACCTGTATCTAGCGCTTAGGAGGCACTCGTTCTATCCATTGAACTACGGCGAGGGACGCTATTTTGAGGGCATTTTACACCCTGTTCTTACTCTGTGGCACTCATCCGATATAATCTTGTTTCACATCATCAGTGATACAAAGTGATACGGGGAGTGATACATGGCCAGCATTACAAAGGTCGGCTCGTCCTGGCGGGCGCTGATCCGCCGCAAAGGCCATAAGTCGCTGTGCAAGACCTTCAAGAACAAAGCGCAAGCGGAAGTCTGGGCTCGGCAGCGTGAAGCTGAGATCGACCGAGGCGAAATTGTAGCAGAGCCGGGTGTCGTACGCCTTGTCGAAGTGATACAGGCGTATCGCGACCTCCGGGATCAATCCAGGCCTATCGCTGACACGTCAAACGAGCATTACATGCTGCGGCGCCTGTCGGAAGGCCTCGGAGACAAGCGGGCGGGCTCGCTCAATCCGCAGGACCTGGTCGCCTATGCGCACATGAGGCGTGAGGAGGGTGCTGGCCCCTATACGGTCAACATGGAAGTCAGCAAGCTGGGAACCGTGATGCGGTACGCCGGCGCTGTCATGAAGATTGCGCTTCCTGACGTTGTTGGTTCGGCGCGCCCGCTTCTCAATCACCTTGGGCTGATAGGCGGTGGCGGCAAGCGTGAGCGCCGGCCGACCGAGGATGAGGTCCTGCGACTGCTCGCCCAGCTCAAGCAGCCGTACTCCGATATCGTCGCATTCGGAATTGCGACGGCAATGCGCCGTGGCGAGATCGTCAAGCTACGCTGGGACGGCATAGATGAGGTGAAAAAGTTGATCCTGGTGAAGGACCGCAAGGACCCGCGCAAGAAGCAGGGCAATGACCAGTGGGTTCCACTTCTGGGCGATGCCTGGGAAATCGTCCAGCGCCAACCTCAGGGCGACGAGCGGATTTTTCCCGTGCATGAGCAGACGCTATCGAAGTATTTTAAGGAAGCGTGTGACGCGCTCGGGATCCCAGATCTGCACTTCCACGACCTCAGGCACGAAGGGACATCACGGTTGTTTGAGCAGGGATATGAAATTCAACAGGTGTCGCTTGTGACAGGGCATAAGGACTGGCGTCATCTTCGTCGGTACACCAACCTTAAGCCGGAGGACCTGCATAAGAAAGAGGCGGTCTCCCGCGATGAGGGGGTCGCGTAACATGGGCCGCGTGCATACGGTTAATCGTGTCGATCCTGGTGAAGTGATTTGGCGCTACACGGACTTCGCAAAGTTTTATTCGCTCTTGCAGAAATCGGCACTTTATTTTTGTCCAGCTCTCCTGTTGAGGAAAAGCGAGCCTTTCGAACTGCAGGTCCCAGTAGCTCACCGTGATGAGTGGCGCGGCAATACGGTCAACCAGCTCCGCGGTGTTGGATATACCGAGGAGGCAATCGCGGAGATCATTGTCGAAGCGTCGAAGTATACGGATCACAGTCCTCAGTGGGCGTTAAATTGTTGGCATCGCAATCAGATCGAATCATTCGCGATGTGGAAAGTATTTGTCGGGCAACCGGAGGGCGTCGCTATAAAGACGACGTTTGACCGCGTGAGGCTTGCATTCAACGAAGATGGCGGCCAGCCAGTGACGGCTGGCAATGTGCACTATATCGACTACTTACGTGGGAGGTATAGCGAGCAAGTTATCGCGCAAGGCTACGAACCGATCTTTCACAAGGCACATTTTTATAGCTATGAGAGGGAATTCCGGCTGGGGATCAACCCACACTTCGAATCCTTGCCAACCGAGGACCCTGATTGGTATGAGCGACCGCGTACAAAGGAGTCGCTAAGCCAGAAAGTGGATTTAGAAACACTGATAGAAGAAGTGCGGGTTAGTCCATATGCCGCACCGTGGTTCTTCGAAATGGTTGAGCAGCTCGTGAGAAATACAATCGGTCCCAAAGTGATCGTCACTAAATCCACGGTATTCAACACCGAATTCTTAACACGCTAAGAGTGCCAGTCTGAGGGAATGCAGCCCTCGGGAACAAATTTGTCGAACTGTTACACTTACTTAAAGCGCAAATCCTTTGGTCGTTGTATCGTTGCTTCTTTGGCACCAATGCGGCGATACTGCGCGGTAGTAAAGTTCAAAAAATACGCAGTACTTGGTGTACACTCTTGCACAATTGCAACATTTAGAACCCGAGGCAACTTCAATCATGCGCACGCAGGCAACAGGACAGCTCAACAAACAACCGCCGTGGTATCGGCGGTTGGTGCTGCCTGCTTACCATGTAAAAGACGCCGCCCGGTATGCTCGGGTGTCTCCGCAGACCATCCTGAACTGGCAGAAAAAGCAAACCGACCAGCCGACGATATCGCATCGCGAGGATGGCCAGTCGCTCTCGTATTTGCAGCTAATCGAAGTTGCAGTCGTTGCCGCAATGCGGGAAGCTGGCGTTTCGCTTACTGCTATACGAAACGCAAAAGAGTACATAGCTCAGCGGCTCAAGTCGGAGTATCCGTTTGCTCAGTACGGTTTCAAGACCGATGGTAAGCAGATATTGATGAAGCTCTCCGACTTCGAAAAAAATGAGTCGCCGGACAAGTTGATCGTTGTGAGTAAGAGTGGGCAACTAGGATGGAATACCATACTGGAAGCGCGCTTGAAGGAATTTGAGTACAACAAGGGTATGGCCGTGCGTTGGAATGTGGGTGGTGCCGATTCGCCTGTCAGTATCGATCCGCAGGTCTCGTTCGGCGCGCCTTCTGTGAAGGGCATACCTACGTGGACAATCAAAGGCCGGCTTGACGCAGGCGAAAGCATCGACGATATCGCTGATGACTTTATATTGGACCCGGCTGAAGTGAGAGAGGCACTTCGGTTTGAGGGCATCGAAGTAGACAAAATAAAAAATAACACTGAGTGGAGCCACTGACACTTTACTTCGACCGGAACGTTGGACGGCGCCTCCCTGAGGCGCTACGTCTATTGCATCTTCCCGGCGTTCGAAAGAATGTAGTGCATCATCATGCGGATAAGCATTCGCTTGGCATGAAAGGCAAAAAGTCTGAGCCTCTTTTTCCGCACAACGCAAGTGATGACCAGTGGCTCGAATTCGTGGGTTCTCGCGACTGGATAGTATTCAGTCAGGACCGGAAATTTCACAAAGCCGGTTACGAAAACGAAATGTTTGCAATTAAGCAGTTCAAAGTTGGGTGCTTCTACCTCTGGGGTGCTGACGCCCAAACTCATGAAAAGGCTCAGGTGTTTTTGAAGGCTTATGACAAGATATTGCACGCTATTCAAACAACGCCAAGGCCGTTCATCTACGACGTAACGAAAAGCGGTCGTCTGGTAAAAGTGCCAATCAAGTAGATTGTTTTCTTACCCTTGGTGGGCGAGATGGAAGTCCGCGCCACTGATGAGAAGGGTGACTGCCCATTAATGAGATGGGTCCTCCTGGCCAACACAGCCATTGCTGTCCGCTCCAATATCGGAAACGTGAACCCGTCAGGTAACGAGAGTTATTACTTGGCACCGTGCCGTCATTACGTACTTCATACAGTCCAGGGTGTACGGGCGCCACGTCGTACCGAAACCATTGGGTAACTTCACTGTACCTCATGCTGCAAATTCCTTTCGCTGATTGGTTCGCACCATAGGCGCGCTGAAAGATGGGGCGTTTTTTCATGCTACGATTTCGTTCTTCAACCACATGGAGGCCTTACCAGAAATGGGCGGAGACCAAGGTAACTTCAGCGATAAGTCGGAATCCCCTGGAAACATATCGCTTGGAAATTCGGCCGGCGTATATTCCAAAGATGCATTCCAACGCATCCTTGATCGACAGCCGCCGGCAAGGGTGCGTGCTGCGCTAGAAACAAAGCAAATTCCATCCAAAAATGAGGCGCAAGCACGTGAGTGGCTGGCTGAAAAAGATGCACAACGCCGGCAAGCTGATGACGAACGCGAGGTTGAGCTGCGCGAGCGGGAGATATCGGCGGCGGAACGAGCGACGGAAGCTGCGGAACGGTCTGCTCGATGGGCAGCATTCGCTGCCACAATTTCGGTCGCAGCACTCTTAATTTCAGCCTGGCCGTACCTTCCTTTTAATAAGTAGCTCACGCCACCCTCGTAACTTAATGTTCGTGTGTCATGTTGATGCGCTTGAACTCCACTACCCATGCCCATGGGTTGGCTTCCCAGCTGCCAGGGCCGTTGATCAGTTCCCACAGCGAGCGATAGCTGTCCTGCCCGTAGGCGAAGATGCCGTCATCCTGGTGATAGTCACGGTAGACGCCCAGACTGCCCTCGATGCCCTCAGCGATCGCATCTGCCTCGCTAATATCCTGCAGCCGCTCGACGCGCACGCCGGTCACTTCCAGGAGGATGCGGCTTGCGGTGCGCGGCATATGAATGGATGGCTTCCAGACCTTCTTTACACCTAAGTGGTCTCCCAGCCGGTCGCCGTGCTGGTAGGTGGCGGCGTAGTCATATTCGATCGGCTGGCCACCGTTGTAGGCTGGATCCTGTGGGTAGATCGGGCAAAAGGTCTCGCGCACCCAGAGCCGGTCACCTGGCTGGCCATGCGGGCTGCAGATTACCTTGCCCGTGCGGGTGTGCCAGATTGCGCCTTGGTACGGAATTTTGCGACCATGCTGATCGTAGACGCCGCCACCGCCGACAGAAGTTGCCTCCCATTGGCCCAAATGATCTGGTGCCGGCGGCAGCTTCACAACCCGTCGCGTCTGCGTCTTGCTACCATCAAGGATGGCGCGCACCATCGGCGCGCTGAAAAGGATAGGGCGTTCTTTCATGCGAAAAGCTCCAACTGTGGGGCGGTGGTTGTGGTCGGTGCTTCCGTGTTGGTAGGCAGCCAGCAGACGTAGCCTTCCGGGACATTGTCCGTTTCCCATCCGCGTACATACCAGGCATCCCTGAAGCGGTACCCGAATACATCACGAGCATCAGAAGTCCAAAGGTCGATGAGCGCGCTCATACGGCAGGTCCCTCCGGCAGATCGGCCCAGTGCGTCGGCTGAGCCGGCATGCCATCGGCATAGCGCCACATATCACCGTCGAGATAGCCCGGCCAGACCGGCTCGTTTGCGTTCGGATCGAACAGCATGACCGTCGTGTCGCTGTCAGGAAGGCGGTCCGCAACTTTCGTCCAGGTGAGTGCGTTACCGCAAGGCTCACCGGTAGTCTGCTCGGTATTGGTGCGGCGATTCCATGCGGCGATGGCTTCGGCCTTGGTGCTTGTGATCATGCCGCAGCATCCATCAGTCGGACATTCGATAGTCCAGCTTCCGGGATGATCGGGGATGCCTGCTTCCTTCAAAAAGCCGCTGTGCGTATGTGGCTCATGCTCTTGCATCAGCGGGGTAGCGCCACAAAACGGGCAATTCAGTAGTGTGTCAACCATTGTCCCCCTCCAAGTCATCATCGTCGTCACCATGCATGCCTGCAATTTCCCTGTTCAGGCAAGGAATGCACAGGTAGTAACGGCCCCAGTAGCTGCCATCCACCAGCGCCTTTTCGTAGCGTGCGTAGTCACCTGGTGCGATGGTGTGGCCGTCACCACTGCCTGCGCCGAAAAAGCAGGCATGCGACTTTCGAACTTTCACTAGTTTCACCGTCCTGCAGGTGATTTCAGCTTCATCGCCAAAGAACGGATCAAAAGTCACGTATTCCTGTTCGGTGTGTTTCATGTCAGTCATTGCGACCTCCCGTGGCCTTGGCAATGGGTCGCACGTCTTTCAGCAGCCGTGCATTTGAATAGCCTTCGGTATCCACCACACGTACAAAGACGCGGTGCAGGCTGTCATTGCCGCCCAGGTCGGCCCATGCGTAATAGCCGGTGACAGTATGTTCTACCCATGCATTCTTGCTGTTCAGGTGAATTAGCACGTTGGAGCCAATCGTTGGCAGTTGATCGCCTTCCACGGGTTCCAGGTCTCCGATCCCCTCGGTAGCAGGCCGTGCTAATTCGGTGGTGTCACGGCAAACAGGGCATAGCGTGTCAATCGCACCCAGTGCCAGCGTTTCGGCAGCCGTCCCGTTCCAGCGGCAGTGGCCGCATTCACGATGCTCTGACGCATTAGCACAGCCAACCTTCACGCCTTCCAGATAAGCGTACGAAACCCTGCCGTCCACGTCATCTTTCACCAGGTCATAATCTTGCTTCAGCAGCTCATAGCGTTCCTGCGCATTTTCCAGCAGCAGGCGCGCGAAGCGGACGATGATCTTCTGGTGCCACGGGGAGTGTGCTGTCAGCACAGTGCAAGGCGTGTTGGCCTTGTCGAACAATTGCATGATTTCCTGTTCAGTCACGCTGACCTCCTGCACTCTGGGCGATATGGTCGGCGCAAACCTTGTCCATATAAGCTTCCAGCACGCCATCAAGGCATCGCATTACTTCGGCTTTGTCGCTGTCAGCGCGACCGGTTAGGGATACGGAAACAGCACGCCAGCGGCGTTCGAATTCGCCCTGATTCGGTGCAGCCATCGATGCGCGCTTTTGCCATGCGGCGTGGGCAGCGTTTTGAACAACCAGTGTGTGTAACGGTTCGGATGCCTGCTTTGCACTCCACCATGCCTCAAACAATGTGTGTTCTTTGTACTTGTCGTACTGTGTCGGCGGTTGTACTGCTTGCGATGCGGAGAGAATTTCCCGCACCATGCACGTTGCGTTATCGCCGGTCTGATCTTCGATAAAGCCACGGATAGCTTCGTCTACGGCTGGCAAGTCGCAAATGCGCTGCGCCTCGACCCACGGCACCGGCTCTTTGCCGGAGCCATTGCAAACATCGCACTTCTCCGAATGCGATTCCGGTCCGCTTACGGGATCGGTCCACGTATCCAGCGTGAAACCACCATTTCCGCCGCAGTTATCGCACTCTACTGGCTGTGCAGGTACGGCAGGCAGCGCGGCAGAGAGAGCTTCGTTTGCCATAAAGATTGCGGTGCCGATGCTATCTTTATTGGCATCAAGCTGTGCAATTTGGCGAAGTGCCCACTTCAGTTGATCGTTCATGTCGCTTCTCCCTTCATGGCTGTATCAATGGCAGCGCGCAGCGTGCGGTTCTTGGCAGCGTCTTTGATGATGGCCATGCATTGATCCGGTGTTAAGTTCTCCATGGCATCCAAGCGTTCGGCGTCCTGTAATGCGGCTTGAAGTTTGGGATGCAGTTCAATCACGTCTGCATTAGGATCAACGATCTCGTTCTTGTCATACAGGATCACGTAGCACATGCCGCCGATTACGCGGCCCGGATAGCCTGGTGACTTGTCCAGCGTTGCAGACACCATTTCATAAAACCTGCGCAAATGCTCTGGATCATCCTGATCGAACCACATCTGAATGTCCGGCTCGTCTTCTTTTGCGGGGTAGTGACCGCGACTGATGGTGTCCAAAATGCCCATCAACTCGCCTGCGGCGTCGATGTCCTTTTCATCGGCCTTTGCCATTTTCATTTCTGCACTCCTCCAACTTTGGCCACGATTTGATCGAAAAGGCCCATCACGCGATCCCACTTGGCACCCAGTTCAGAGTCCTGCGCATGCACGATTGCGCTCACTTCTTCGCGGCTGAAAGCGCTGGTGTCTTTGAGCCTGGCGTCGATTCGGCGTCGGACTGTTTTCTCGACGTCGGTTTGTGGTGCCGGCAGCTTCTCGGCCCATTGCAGCAGCAACGCTAAAGGGGCCGACTGCACCTCGGCGACTGTTGGGTAAATCATGCTGCCCTCGCAAGTTGGTGTTCATGTGTCATGTTTGCCTGTACCAATGCTGCTGCCATTGGCGGGCAAACGCTGTTGCCGATCATCCGGACCTGTGCCGTCTTGGTGAGCGGCTTGCCGTTGACGACGGGGTTCAGGATGTATGTGTCCGGAAAGCCTTGCGCACGTGCCAGCTCGCGAGGCGACAACATGCGCATGCCGATGTCGACGATTGCATAGTCCTCGCCGTGGATGGTCACCAGGCCGAGACGGTCCTTTGTGGGCACCGTGTGCATCGGATCGCGCAAATCCTGCCACTGGCCGCCCTCGCTGTAATACTTGACGAGGAAGGCGCGGACCTCGCCGACATGGCCGCCGCCGGCAGTCAGCGTCGGCATCGGCTCGCGTGCATCCTGGCCGAACTGGTTGTTGCGAAGCTTCACCAGGTTGCTGGTCACCAGTGAATGGTGGTCGACACTGGTGACGGTGCCGGCCGGGACATCGATGCCGGTACCGACCACGCCGGTGTAGTGCTTCGCAAGGAATGCCGACACCAGCGCATGGTGGCCTCCCTTGACCTGCGCGCAGATCGTGCGCAGCGGCTCGTCCGCCGACCAGCTGCGCGGCGATGAGGCATTCGCATGCTCGGTGATGACCGGCGCGATCATCGGCACCACAACGGCGCGGTGGTTCTCGGTCGTCAGGGTTCCGAACGGCTTGTCGACAGCGGCGGGCTTGCCGCTGTAGGCCGGGCCGCCGGCGCCGACGATGAACGGATCCGCGCTGTTGACGACAAACTTCATGACGCCCTTGGCGATCCGCCGCAGCGTGGCGTCCTTCAGCGGCTTCTTGCGCTTGAAGATCGACGGGCAGGGCAGGGACCAGTCGATGCATTCCGCCGCGGTGCGCCACGGCTGCAGCTTGCCCTTCCTGACGGCGTCGCTCTTCGGGTCGCCGTGCGTCGGCGCCGGCCAGACGATCGGGCGGCCATCGCGGCGGGCGACCAGGAACAGGCGCTTGCGGATCGTCGGCGTGCCGTAGTCGCAGGCACGCAGCACCTTCCATTCCACCTGGTAGCCAAGCCCCTGGTGCAGGCGCTCGATCGGGAAGTCATGACCGAGGACTGTGTAAATTTCCTCAAGGTCCGGATGGTCCTTGGGGATGCCGGTCGTCAATGCAGCAATGAATGCCTTGAACGTGCGTCCCTTTTCGGCCTTAACCGGCTTGTTGTCGGTGCCGACCGGGCCCCAGCCCTGAAACTCTTCGACATTTTCCAGCATGATGACGCGGGGCATCTGGAAAGTTGCCCATTTCAGTGTCACCCATGCCAAGCCGCGAATCTTCTTGTCGACGGGCGTGCAGCCTTTTGCCTTGCTGAAGTGCTTGCAGTCCGGACTGAACCAGGCAAGACCGATCGGCAGCTGGCGGGTAACGAATCCCGGGTGCACGTTGAACACGTCTTCCGTGTAGTGCGCGGTGGTCGGATGGTTTGCCGCATGCATGGCGAGGGCTTCGCCGTCGTGGTTGATGGCAACGTCCACCTCTCTGCCAAGCCCCATGGCGATCCCTGTAGAAGCCCCACCGCCGCCAGCAAAGTTGTCGATCGCAAGCTCGTGTCCGAGCTGTAACTGCATCGTGAAGACATCTCGCTTCATGCTGCAAGCTCCCTGCATTCGTCAATGTGCTTGGCGACGTCACGGTAGTCGGCCCAGCGCTTACCACCGTCGACATAGGTCTTCACCGGGCACGTGCCGGCACTGATCTGGTTATACAGTGCACCTTTGGTGACGCCGAGGATCTCTGCGACTTGTTCCAGCTTCAGGCGGATGCCATATTTTTCGACAATGAATGCTTGTGTGACTAAGCTCATTTTGTAACCTCGTCTGGCCTTGGCAACACCGACAGCGGGAGCCAATGCGTGTAATTCTTCGGATACTGGGCGACTGTCTTGGCCGACACGATCACGTAATCCTTGAACGTGTCGCTCCAGGCGAAGACCGTCACGCCGTCGACGTCAGCGCGGGGGTACTGGTCGCTTGTTCGGATTGGATTGATGTGATCGGTTGCCATGGCCGTTCCTATTTCCGTCCGCGATACTGGCGGGCGACCTTCTTGGACTTCGAGCGGGACCACGGCTTTCCGGTCTTCTGGACGGGCTTGGCCACATCGGAAGCTTCGGGTTGAGTTTCGCGCTTGGCTGCCTTGGCGCCGGGGATAGCTGTCAGCGCAAGGCCTACAGCTGCTGCAAAGAATCGGCGGATGCTCATGCTGTCACCTCCAGGCGTTCAAATTCGACGGCTGTCTGGGTAACCTGCACCAGCTCCTTGGCGTAGTCCTTTGGGAAGGTATGCAACTCAGCAACGAGAGCCGGCATGCATGCGCGAATGGCCTTTGTGTCGTCGCTGAAAATTGGCATGTCCACTTCCATCTTCTTCGCCAACAGTCGTAGCGGCTCCAGTGGCAAAGCCTTGCCGGTACGTCCTTCGTGCAGTTCGAACATTTCGATCAGACCGCGCAGCGCCGGAGCAGCGGCATACCACTCGTTGTCGCCGGTTGGCTGGAAAACCGGCATTCCTGCCTGCGTTCCTTTGGCGACCACTGTTAATGTGCCGTGTGTCTCCAGCTCGTCGAGGATGGCCTCAAGCGGGCGGAATACCGCATGTGTTTGCCAGGGCAACGTGCGCAAGGAGCGGTTGCCTGTGGTCTTTATCCGGCGCTTGTGCCGGGGCTTGGATGAGCTGGGCATGGTTACTTCCGATATGAGTAGAACAGCAGCATTCCGGTCCATGTGGCGTTCGCGATGACGACCGCGATGCCACACCAGAAACTGAACATTTGTCCAAGGGTGGGGTAGTAGTACAGATTCCACACACCCCACGCGAAAAAGAACATCACGCTCACGATGCTGATGCCTCGGACCAGCTTGTCCCGGTACAGGACACGGGCATGGTTCAGGATCATCAGGCTGGCGAACGCTTCAAACAGTCCGTTGATGGTGTCTGCAGTCATGCCGCGACAGCGTGTAGTTCATTGACCGGCACCTGCCAGGGGGAACCGTTCTGGGTGCCCTTGACCTGGATGACTGCGATCGACTGGCCGTTGCCGATGTGTGGCTTGATCTCTGCGACGGTGCCGTGTTGGGGGCCGTGCTCGCTGTCGAATGTGACGCGGGTGCCGGTGGTGATGTTTTGCTTCATGGTGAGCTCCTACAGGGTGTTGTGTTTGGTGTCGGTACGTTTGCCGCCCGCCGACTCCGGGAATGTGATCGTCTCTCTGACCAACACGCATGCCGGCTGCCCCGGGCTGTTCAGTTCCTTCGCAACTTGTTCAAGGCTGCTGAAGCAGTCGGCATGCGTGTTGGCGCCGTCTCTCCGGCTGTCACGTCTGTTCTGTGCTGCTTCAGCAATCGGCTGGCACATGGCTAAGTCCAACACATGGACACACCGCGACGTTCTCCCTCTCGCGCTGGGTATTCGATTACTTTTGATGGGTACCTTCAACGCCGCGGCGCATGCGCTCCAGCGTGCGCTGCTGAAGCCAATGCTGGGCTTCCTCGATGTGGGTCAGGGCGCATGCATTGGCCTTGCATGCGTATGGGCCAGCTTGAAAGCTACGCAGGCGATCCGCAACGATGGCCAGAAGTACTTCATGTGTCAGGCCGTTGACACCAGCTTCCGGGATGGGGCCGTTTTGAAAAAGGATCATCGTGGACTTCAGTTCCACTCCGCCCGTAGAAGGATTGCTAAGGCTGTTGAAGCCACGGACCAGATATGCGTGGTGGGCTCCGCCTGCGCCTGGCTCGTCGATAACTTGAATTTCGAGCTGGTCGTTTGCCGGGTTGACTTTGTGATCATCAATAATGCGCATTGTGTATCTCTCTATGTATGAATTTGATGCCGGTTTCACCGGCTACTTCATCCGCGCCTTTAACATGGCGTCGGCGTACTGGTAGCACTCGCGTGCGGTAAACAATTTGTCGGGGCCAATGTCCCAGTCAGCGCCGTTTGAGGCCAACATTCCCTGCAGCGCTGCCATCGCGAAGCGGTCACGCAAGGTCGCGTACATTGCTTCTGCTTCTGGCTCCGGTGGGTCGTTTCGACGCTTCGGGAAGTTGAGTGGATCTGCCATTTGAACCCCGATAATCTGTGCCGGCTTCACCGGCTTGGCCAATCTGTAGCGCTTGGCTTGCTCTCCAGCACGTGAAACTTAAGGCTTGCCGATCAGGACCTTGACGCCGGTTTCCTTTGCCTTTTCGACATAGGCAGTAAATGCGTCTTCGATGACGTTCTCCGGACGGTCCAGTTCGTACCAGAACTTCACCTTGCCGCCACCCAAGCGATATTTCAGGCGGGCGCGGATCTTGTAGCCGTCGCCGTTCTTGAACAGCCTGCAGCCGATCGCGAACTCGCGTGGAATCTCGATACTGCCGGCGCCGGCCCGGGCGTCGATGTTCTCGGTGTAAGTGATTTGCACCTGGCCGTTGTCGAGTCGGCGGCTGGTATTGAAGTTGACCTCAGTCTTTGCCTGCAGCGTCAGTGCGATCGCAAGCAGCGATTCGCCGGAAGGTTCGACGACGTCAGCGATGTTGTCCTCGAGGAAAACAGCGAACTCCTCCTGCTCCTTTGGCTGCTTGTTGTTCTTCAACCAGGTGTTGAATTCACGGCTCAGCTCAGCGGTGTAGACAGCACGGAAATCGCGCCAGCCAGCGTCAGTGCTGCGGTCGCCATATTCATGGTCATTGAATACAGCGGTGAGGGTGCGTGCTTCCGGATCCGCGTAGATATATGAACCCTCGGTGCGGCGCTGGTCCTTTACGAATTCATTGAAACTCTCAATGCTGGACAGGGCGACTGTGCCGCGCTTGCGGTAGGGAGCCGGGTGCGCTTTCTCAATTGCCGAGGTGATTTCAACGTGCGTAAATCCCTGTGGCACAAGGATGAACGAGGCGTCGCCTGCTTCCTGGATGGCGGTTGCAGCAACCATCAGGGCGCCGGCCTTTCCCAATGCAGTTTCGTCGAGGTGGGTGTGCTGATTCACTTGCTTGCTTCCTTCAGGTTGGATGGCTTGGACGATGCTGCTTCGCGCAGCTCCAGGCTTTGTTGACGGGGATGGTTGCGCGACAGATCGTTGTCGTCGGTCAGCCAGAAGAAGTCCTCGCCTCGCTCTGGCTTCGGAAGATCCACGGAGATCAGGTCCGAGACCGTGACCTTGTCAACATCGCCGCCGCGACTGGCCGGTTTAATCTTGATCTTCAGCGTGATGCCGCCGGCCTTACCGGTTTCCTTCACCTTCGAGATCAATTCTTCGAGTTGGCCGGATAGTTCAGAATGAGCGCGACCGTCGCGCAGATCCTGAAGGAACACGGCAAATGCTTTGCTCACGGGTTCTCCCTTCTTGTTTAAGTTAATCGTGGTCGTTGGCCTGCAGCTTTTTCACATCAGTCCGCGCGCGGCGCTGCATATGCCGACGAGCGATGTTTTCGAGAATGAGACGGAAGGAGGTCTGCTTGAGCATGTCGTCGAGCGGTGTGCTGACGAATAGGGTGCGGTGAGCAATCTCCAGTGCGGCGCGGTCAGGTTGGATGCGCGCCGTCATGTCAGGCCTCGAGTTCGACGTCGAGCAAGCCCTGCACGGACTCGTCGGACAGGAAATTCCAGTTCACCTCTTGCAGCACGCTTGTTTTCCTGCGGTCTTTGGATGCGGCAGCGCAGATCGCCTGGACAGCAGGCAGCAGACGCTCGCGGATGCAGGTCGGGCACTGGCATTCGCCGCTCGTTGCGGCACCTCTGAATGGGATGCGCTGCGACAGTCCGCGGGCCTTGATGTAGTCATGGCCACGGGCGCCATTAAACGGATCGGGAGCGCTGCTGCGGATGCGGACGGTGCTCATTGCTGCACCATGACAGTCACACCGCAAACACCGTACTTGTCGTAGGCGTCATCCATGAGCGCATCGCGGCTACCGATGGCAGTGTAGGAAAATGGTTTTCCGTCTTTGTTGATTGTGACCAGGTAGCTCATCTGCTCTCCATCGTGTTGCCGCAACGAACTGTTGCGCGATGGAAGGAAGTATAAGCAAGCTTATACGGTCACGTCAATAAGTTTGCTTATATTTAAAGATAAGCGCTAATTTATCTGATGCCGAAAATAAGAAAACCTGCCATTGGCAGGTTTCTCGTTTGAAAAGGGAGGTGTTTAACCGTGATTCCACCAAGCGCCGAGCCGGGCACCGACATAACAAATCATCCCTGCAACAACCATGACCGTTCCCACCCCTTGGCCGCCTGCTACAACAACAGCAATTCCTGTCGCAAGTGTTAAGCCGCCAAGAAGCTGCAGCGCTTTGTATCGCTTTGCCGTTAGCTGGGTTGTAATAATCGTCTGCTCGTCCGCGCTATGTACGTTGGCAGCTGACGTAAGAGGGTAAGCGCAACTTGGGCAGGCTACTGCTGCGCTGGATACCTCTTTGTTGCACTCGGGGCACGAAATAAGAGCCATATGATCGCTTAGAATGGTTGCAAACAAGCAATTAGACCGTAAACGCGCTCATTGAACAAATTCCTATTATTAATATGGCTGTATCAAGGCCGATCCTCTTGGCACAATTGCCGCCACTCTGTGAATACAGATAATGTCTTGTAACTGTAGTGTTATTGGGGGCACAGAGTCGTTAATAGAGCCAAAGGAAATTTCTCCATCGCGTACCCAAAGTAGCTCCTTGACCATTGCCTTGTCGTTTCTTAGCTTTACAACGACGTCATCGCCTGGCTGTGCTTCGACACCAGGCTCAGCAACAATGTACTCCCCGCTCTTTATCCTTGGACGCATGCTGTCGCCTCGCACTCGAATAGCATATGCATCGGGATCTGGGCTATAAGTATAGATTCTTCCATCGCCTTGTCCGGACGGATAATCGTCAATGCTGATATACCCGTCGGGGCCTCCTTGGCCAATACCTACAATCGCCACATATCTCCCTGGGCGCAGTTCCAAATTTGGGCCGGCGTTAAAATGCGCATACGGTGAATCTTCAGTTAACTTATCACTACGGTTCTCAGCTCGCCGCTCTTCCCCTGTGTATGTATCAGCCCGCTTGGGGCCTTTCCCGCTTTCTAACCAGAGCGCATTAACGCCGAGCGCTGCTGCCATAGATGCAGTGCTTGATGCAGCTTGTGACTCGCCAGTCTCAAGCTGTGAGATGGCGGACTGAGAGACGCCGGCTTTAGTCGCAAGTTGCTTTTGTGACAAGCCCGCCTCAGTTCTCGCTTCGCGAATTCGTTTCCCAATAGACATATCAGAATTCTTATACATAGCGCTATAAGATTCCTTATTGACTTCAGGAATAAGTATGCTTATATTGTTGCCTATGGACATTGCACTCATCTTAGCTAAGCTCCTCGAAAAAGGGCTTACTCAAACCGAAATTGCGAATGAGATCGGCTGCACCCAGCCGTCTATTAGCGCAATGGCGGCTGGCAAATTTGGTAAATCGCGGCCTTCATATGCAGTCGTTGAGGGCTTGAAGCGATTAGCGATGGAACGGGGGATTTCAACTCTCGTTGAGTCCAAAACAACGTCTGAATAAGTCTGAAGGGCGGCGCCGAGTAATGCTTAGCCGCCTCTTTTTTCGTCTGTACTTAGGAAATTGAGAAAACTCAATTCGAGGTACGGCAATGAAACGATTTGACTTGACGCAGTAGCGATAGAAAGTTTGCAAAGCTGGCTCCCTTAATGTTGTGTTTGAAGCCAGTTTAGTTGTCAAAAATAAATTTAAAAACCACCGAAGTCCAGGAGAGGCCCGTGGAACTGAAAGATGCCTACAAAAAGATGTGCACCTCAATGCAGGGCGGTTGGGGCGCAATGGCGGGTGCTCTCGGAATGACCGTTTCCGCACTGGAGAACCATGTGTACGAGAAAAAAGGTCAGAGCATGTCGGTGCACATGGCGCGCCAGATGCAGGACTTTTCAGATACCACTCTGTTCGCTGAAGCAGTTGCAGCGGACGCTGGCGGCACCTTTGTCAAGCTGCCATGCGTCGAACATATCGACAATGACTTGCTGATGGCGAAATTCAACGAACTGCATGCCGAGCTTGGACTGCTGCACGCCACATTTAACAAATCCATCGGCGATAACGAAATCGATGCGAACGAACGTGCCGATCTCACTTTGCACGGTGGACAGGTCCACCGAAAGGTAGCGGAGCTGCTTGCGCTGAGCTTCAAGATCTATTGCAAGGGCTGAGCGCGGGAATGGTTCCACTCACCCTTGATACTGCCAGCAGGGCACTGTCCTTTATCTCTCCGGATGACCGCGATACATGGGTACGGATGGGTATGGCACTCAAAGCAGAATTTGGCGATGCCGCTCGTGAGACCTGGATCAACTGGAGCGCTGGTTCGGACAACTTCAGTCCAGGCGCCGCAGCTGCGTCGTGGAAGTCGTTCAAGAACGGCGGCAAGATAGGCATTGGCAGTCTGCTGAAAGAGGCTATCGACGAAGGCTTCGTGCTTGACCAGGCTGACATCGTAGTCTCACCCGAAAGGCTTGCAGCTGATAAGAAGGCTCGCGAGGAGCGCGCAGCGAAAGCCGAGAAGGACCGGCTGGACCGTGCAGCAGCGGCAGCAAAGCGGGCGCAAAGCCAATGGCGTATGGCAGCCGACGAAGGCGTGTCGCCGTACCTTGAACGTAAACAGGTCAATCCGGAGAGTTGCCGATTCCTTCCTGATGGCGCCATCATCGTGCCGATGATGCGGTACGACGTTGAGCCAGCAGCGATGGTCGGCAAGCAGGCAATTGCAGCGGACGGCACGAAGAAATACAGTGGTGGCATGGACAAGCACGGTGCGGCATGCCGGCTTGGCAATTTGCCGAATGATGGCGACCTGCTATTGATCGGCGAAGGGTACGCGACCGGTCTGTCGGTTCGAATGGCGGTTAGCTATCAACATCCGTTCTATGTGGCGTTTGATACGTCCGGCCTGCTCGCTGTTGCGCAGATTTTGCGTTCTAAGTTTCCCTCCAGTCCGATCCTGTTCTGTGCTGACGACGATTACCTGACCGGTGGTAAGGGTGTGCAGAAGGCTCAGGCCGCTGCCACTGCTGTTGGAAATGCATCGGTGCTGCTGCCGGTCTTTACAGCAGCAAGGCGGCAAAGCAAATCGGATGAATCGCTGCCCATGCTGACCGACTTCAATGACTTGCATGTTGCGGAATCTATCGCGGTGGTTGCTGAGCAAATGGCAACTGCAATCGCTGCCCTTACTGCCCTCGACGCGGCTCCTCCCGCTCCCGCCTTGACGCTGGCGCATTCGAACGATGCCGTTCCTCGCACTCCTTCAGCAGATGATACGGACTTGCCAGTGATGGAGGTCAAGCCAGGCACCATCGAGTCGTTGCTGCAGCATTTTTCACTGATTTACGGAAAAACCGATGTTTGGGATGCATTGAATCAGCAAGTGATCAAGAAAGCCGCCTTTCAGGCTTGTTTCGGTGCCAAGTTGGCAAAGCAATGGCTGGAGCATCCCGAGCGCAAGACGAAAGATCAGCGCGATTTACCGTTGCTCAAGGGTGGGCGCGCACTTGACGGAGGGGGGCGGGGAGCGGACCCGCTTAAGGAAATGCTGGACCGGTATGTTCTGCTGTATGGAACCGAAACGGTATGGGACCGCGTCCTGCGCGATGTTGTCGGTCTGTCGGCAATGAGAGCGGCGTATCCGGATCTGGCGGTGCGGTGGCTGGAAAGTCCGCATCGGGAAATGCGCGACGCGAAGAACCTGGTGTTTGACCCGACTTTGCAGGCTTCACCAGAAACGCATATCAATATGTTTGCGGGATTTCCCTTGATACCGGTGAATGATGAGGCACTGGTTGAGCCGGTGCTGGAGCTGCTCGCCTCGTTATGTTCGTCAGAAAGCAATGCCGATGAAGTGTTCCAGTGGCTGCTGCGCTGGCTGGCATTCCCGCTCCAGAATCCGGGAGCCAAGATGCAGACAGCGATCCTAATGTTCGGTGAAAAGCAGGGAACCGGTAAAAGTCTTTTCTTTGAAGGTGTCATGGGCCCCATTTATGGAGACTATGGTACGACCGCAGGCCAGCACCAGTTGGAATCGAGCTTTACGGACTGGAAGTCGCGTCGCCTTTTTGTCCTTTTCGAGGAGGTCTTATCGCGTAATGACCGGTACAACCACCTCGGCACATTGAAGCACATGGTCACCGGCCGCACTCAGCGGATCAACCCGAAGAATCTGCCGGAGCGGGTAGAAGCAAACCACCTCAATGCGGTGTTTCTGTCCAACGAGCCGCAGCCAATCCCAATCGATCTGGAGGACAGGCGCTTCCTGGTGGTCGGGGCGAAGAACAAGCTGGAAAAAGCTTTCTACGACAGGTTCAAACGTCTGCTCAAGGAAGGTGCATCGGCCGCATTCTACGAGTTCCTGCTGCGCTATCCCATTGGTGACTTCAATGAGCATACGCTGCCGCCGCGCACTGATTCCAAGGATGGAATTATCCGTTTCGGTTTGCCGGGCTGGCATGTGTTCCATGAGCGCTGGAAGGGCGAGGAGCTGGATATTCCTTACTGCAGTTGCATCTCTGAAGACCTACACGAGTATTTCCTGAGATGGTGCGAGCGTACCCGTGAAACCAAGTTGTCGTTGACCAAGTTTTCAGAGTTGATGGGCGGGCGTGAGTTGAAGGCACGTAAGCGGGTCAAGGTGTCGGCAGCCGGCAAGCTGTCCATGAGGACAGTGTTTTTAATCGAGGACAAGGATCATCCGGACGACTCGCTGGACAAACAGTGCCAGCGTTTTCGAGATTTGATGGTGCCGAAATGAGGACATTTATCCAATTTTGTGCAGGGTGTACAGGGTGTTCAACGTCCGCCTGTACTGCGCAAAGCCTTGCCAGCATTGATTCCGTGCAGGGTGTGCAGGGTGTGCAGGGTTGCGTACGTGCACGCGGGAGAAAGATGCATAACCTAACGAGGCAGAAGCCATGATTATTTTCTTGCGTACACGACGAACAACCCTGCACACCCTGCACACCCTGCACAAGTGCAATACCAGTGCGGGTTCTAGCTGTTCTGGGTTGCCTTTAATCCATGCACAACCATGAACAAAGAAAAAGCGTCAGCAAAAACAACCTTGAGAGACGAAATGCCAATGGTTGCCGGTTTCATTGACGACCTGCGTGCCGCCTTTGGCAAGGAGATGATCGATGGCCAGATCCGCAAGGGGATGCGCGGCGAGCCAGTGTTTCATGCGGTCGAGAACGGCCACGAGATCGGCACGCCGATTGAACACGGCCAGCGGATTGGCACCGATCCTGTGACGGGATGCTCGGTTGACCTCGATAAGGAAGGGAGCGCAGCATGAAGGTAAGCATCAACAGCGATCTGCCACAACTGCAGGCGCGCATAGAGGACATGGGTAAGCAGGTCAAGTTCGCCGCCGCAGTGGCGCTGACCCGGACGGCGCAGAAGATCAAGGACGCGCAGCTGCGGGAGATGCGTGACGTGTTCGAGTCGCCCACGCCTTGGACAATGTCCAGCCTGTTCGTCAACCCGGCAACGAAAGACAAGCTGATCGCAGTGGTCTGGCTCAAGGACTTCGCAGCCAAGGCAACTCCGGCGGCCAAGTACCTGATGCCGCAGATCGATGGTGGTCCACGCTCGCTGAAGCGCTTCGAAAAGGCCTTGCAGTCTGTCGGTGCACTGCCAGCCGGCTACCACGTTGTGCCAGGCGAAGCAGCAAAGCTGGACGCGTTCGGCAACATGGACCGCGGCCAGATCGTGCAGATACTCTCGTACTTCAAGGCATTCCCCGAAGCCGGATACAAGGCCAACATGACCGACAAGCGCAAGGCACAGCTTGCCCGTGGCACGCGGAGCAAGCAGGGTTTCGAGTACTTCGTTGGCCGTCCTGGTGACCGGTTGCCGCTGGGCGTCTGGCAGCGTATCCGGTTCGCACGAGGCACCGCCATCAAGCCGGTGATGATTTTCGTGCGGTCGGCCCAGTACAAAGCGATCTACGACTTCCAATTCGTCGCCAAGATGGTCTACACGCAAGAGTTCAAGCAGGAGTTTGATCGCGCCTATGCCGAGGCGATGCGGGCCGCGCGTTGAAAATTTCACGGGTCCTTTGCAGGTAGGGCCAGTAAGGGTAATTCGAACCGCCCGTTTTCACTACTGACAGGATGCTTCTAAGGGGGTTATGTGATTGATTTACAAGGGAAAGTAACACAGTCGGCATTCGGCGAAATGATTGGCATCAGCCAGCCCGCCGTCAGCGACTTGCTTTCTCGCGGCGTGATCATCGCGGATCAGCCGGTCGGCGAATGGTTGAAATCGTACTGCCTACACCTGCGCGAACAGGCAGCAGGGCGCGCCGCCGCGGGCGAACTCGATCTGGCAGGGGAGAGGGCAGCGCTGGCCAAGGTCCAGCGCGAGCGCATCGAGATGCAGAACGCAGTCACCCGCAAGCAGCTGGCGCCGGTCAATGTCATCGAGGAAGTGCTCGCGCGCGTGGGCCGCCAGATCGTCGGCATCCTGGAAGCCATCCCGGTGCAGCTCAAGCGCCGGTCCAGCCTAACGGCGGAAGACCTTGACTTCATTACGCGGGAGCTGGTCAAGGCGCGCAACCTGGCGGCCAACATCGAACTCGAGGACCCGGCGGATGCTCAGGGACCCGATGAAGATGAACACCTTGAGGTGACTGTCTGATGGACATGTCGGAAATCCACCGCGCGGTTAGAGCAGGCTTGCGGTCGCTGGAGGCGGTCGAGCCTATGCGCCTGTCCGAGTGGGCGGCGAAGCACTTCTACCTGTCGGCGGAATCGTCGTATGTCGAGCAGCGCTGGGAAGCGTTCCCGTTCCAGCCGGCGATCATGGACGCGATGTCCGACGACGAGATCGAGGAAGTCGACTTCATGAAGTCGGCACGCGTCGGTTATACCAAGATGCTGCTGGCAGCGATCGGCTATTTTGCCGAGCACAAGCGCCGCAACCAGGCGCTGTGGCAGCCGACCGATGACGACAGTGACGACTTTTGCAAGACCGAACTTGAACCGATGATCCGCGACGTGCCGGTGATGGAGAGCGTGTTCCCGGGTTTTCTGGCAAAGAACAAGGACAACACCCTCAAGCAAAAGAAATTTCTGGGGTCCACGACGCACCTGCGCGGCGGCAAGGCTGCAAAAAATTACCGCCGTATCTCCGTCGACGTCGCGGCACTCGATGAGATCGACGGCTTTGATGCCGACGTCGAGAAAGAGGGCAGCCCGATCAAGCTTGCCTACAAGCGGGTTGAGGGCGCAACGTTTCCGAAACTGATCGTCGGATCCACGCCGAAGATCAAGGGGCTGTCGCTGATCGAGGCGCGTGCGGAGCAGGCCGACCTGCGCTTCCGCCGCTACGTTCCCTGCAACCACTGCAAGGAAATGATTTCGCTGGAATGGGGCGGCAAGGATAAGAAGTACGGATTCAAGTGGTTCAATGATGATCCGGATACCGTCGGCCATGTGTGCCGGCACTGCGGCGGCGTGATGACTCAGGCCGATTACCTGCTGGTGTCCGCCGACGGCAAGTGGATCGCGCAGGACGGTACCTGGATCGACGAGGCAGGTTTCGTTTTCCGCAATGCTGCCGGTGATGTGGTCGCCAAGCCCAAGCACGTGGCTTTCTTCGTCTGGACCGCCTACAGTCCGATGACCGGCTGGCCAAAGATCGTGCGCGAGTTCCTGTCCGCGACAGCCAAGGCCGCCGCCGGCGACCTGTCAGAGCTGAAGGCCTTCGTCAACACGACGCTCGGTGAAACGTGGGAAGAGAAGGGCGAGAAGGCGGACGAGCATGCACTGCTTGCCCGGGCAAAAGACTGGTCGTTGCGGGTTGTGCCGTTTGGCGGCCTGGTGCTGGTTGCCGGTGTCGACATTCAGGACGACCGATTCGAAATCGTCATCTGGGCCATTGGACGCAAAGAGGAAATGTGGCCGATCGACTACACCGTCATTGATGCTAATCCTGCCGATGCGCGCGACTGGGACAAGCTGGACGCCCATCTGCGCATGACGTTCCCGCATGCCGCTGGCGGTCACCTTAGCATTTCTGCGGCAGCGGTCGATACGGGCGGTCACTTCACCCATGAGGCATACAACTTCTGCCGCCTGCGCGTAAGTCGCCGTATCTACGCGGTCAGGGGAGAGACGCGGGAAGGCCAGCCGATCAAGGGGCGCGCGTCCAAGGTGGACGTCAACGACCGTGGCAAGGTGATCAAGGGAGGGGTGAAGCTGTGGCACGTCGGAACGGATACCGCCAAGGACTTGCTGCTGGGTCGCCTGAGTGTCGAGCGCCCTGGCCCCGGCCATGTGCACTTTTCCAAGGAACTGCCAAACGAGTTTTTCCACCAGCTCACCGCTGAGCAGCGAGTCAAGGTAAAGACCGCCAGCGGGGATAAATACCGCTGGGTGAAAACCCGTGCGCGCAATGAGGTGCTTGACTGTACCGTCTACGCGCTGTTCGCCACACACATGCTGGACCTGCATCGATACACCGACCGGCAGTGGGATTCCTTGGAAGCGAAAGTTCGTCCACCCACAATGGATCTGTTTGGCTTACCTGCCGTTGCGAATGACACGGCACTCACGCCAGCCAGCCAAGAACAACAAGTAGCCGCAACGAGTACTCCTGCGGTACCGGTAACGATTCCCCCGCACCAGGTGGAAGCGGCAACCGCGAAAGTGGTTGGCGGCCGCATCTCGCTGAGCGGCACCAGAAGAGGCCGCTAGTGAGCGTCGACTGCGAAGCCGATATTGTCGAAATTATCATTAAGCTTGCGCAAGCTGAAGGTTTGACCGATGCGGCGGCGTTACAAATCGAGCAGGCGGTGCGTACCCAATACGGTGGCCTGCGCGTCCGTATCCCCAAGAAAAAGAAACACCTGACGCCCGAGCAGCGGCAACAGGTGTATCGGGACGGACTGTCCAACAAGGCGACAACGGAAATCACCAGCAAGCATGGAATTGACCGCGCAACCCTCTACCGGATCATGAAGCGCGGCGGATAGTCGTCGCAAATTGCCCTGTTTAAACTTTCCTGCTATCCATAAACTGCTTCATACCTTTTGGAGCAGACCCTATGGCAGGAATAACGTTAGCGCAGGCGCAGGCGCAGCTTGACGCGTATCTCGCAGCAGAAATTGCCGTGCTGGCAAACCAATCCTATGAAATCTCGGGGCGAAAATTTACCCGAGCCGATCTCGCGTCGATACAGCTTGGCATAGAGACCTGGAGTAATCGGGTCAGCCTGCTGTCAACCCGTTCGCAAGGCCGGGGCCGCGCTCGTACCGTCGTGCTGGGTGGCTGACATGGGAAAAGACAACAGCCCTCTCGTTCCGCAGAATCTACTCGATAAGGCCATTGCCTATGTCGCGCCAAAGGTTGCAGCACAGCGCATGGCCGCCCGCGCAACCCTGGCGCTTGCCGGTGGCTACACCGGTGCCAGGATGGATCGCTCGGCGCTTAACCGATGGAACCCGCGTGCAGGTTCCCCGAACACCGACATCATTGCCGACCTGCCGACACTGCGATCGCGCAGCCGGGATCAAATGCGCAATGCGCCGGTCGCACTTGGGGCCCTCAACACCAATATCAACCATGTCGTCGGTACCGGCCTGAGCTGCAACCCAAACATTGATGCCGCATTCCTTGGGCTGACCGACGAAGAGGCGGAGCAGTGGGAGCTGGATACGAAACGCCGATTCAATGCTTGGGCTGAGTCGGCGGACTGCGACATTGCGCGGCACCTCAACTTCTACGGCATCCAGAAACTTGCTTTTCGCTCGATGCTGGAGAGTGGTGACACCTTTGTCCTGACACCGCGAGTTGCGCGTGCCGGATATCCGGCACGGCTCGCACTGCAAATCATTGAAGCCGACCGCGTCTGCAATCCAGACCGCCGCGGCGATACCGACACACTGATCGACGGCGTTGAAATCGCTGACACCACCGGCGAGGCGATTGCCTACCACGTCGCCAGAAAGCACCCGGGCGACTATACCGGAGGAGGAAACTCCTGGACCCGCGTTGACGCACGGGGCAGCAGTACCGGCCGGCGCAATGTCCTGCATCTCTTCGAGCAGCTCCGCCCCGGACAGGTACGCGGCGTGCCGATGATTGCGCCGATCCTTGAGCCGCTGAAGCAGCTGAGCCGTTACACCGATGCCGAACTCAACGCCGCAGTCATCAGCGGCCTGTTCAGTGTCTTCATCAAAATGGATCCGGAAGCATTCAACGATCTATTTGATGACGACGCCAAGGATGCTCTCGTCAACAAGTCCAGCAACTGGAGCGGTGAAATGGAGTCTGGCAAGGCCGTCAACCTGCTCCCCGGTGAAAGCATCGAAAGCAGCAATCCCGGTCGACCTAATGCACAGTTTGATCCGTTCTGGACCGCGATAGTGCGCCAGATCGGCATGGCGCTGGAAATGCCGTTCGAAGTGCTGACCATGCACTTCCAGAGCAGCTACAGTGCTGCGCGTGCCGCGATGCTGATGGCATGGAAAGCGTTCCGCGCGCGTCGCGACAACTGGGCAACCTACCTGTGCCAGCCCGTGTACGAACTATGGCTGACTGACGAAATTGCCGAAGGGCGCATCCGTGCGCCGGGCTTCTTTGCCAACGAGGTGGTGCGCGCTGCGTGGTGTGGCGCTCTGTGGACCGGTGATGGTCCTGGCAGCATTGACCCGGTCAAGGAAGTCGACGCGGCCGAGAAGCGAGTGGCACTGGGTATCAGCACTAAGCAGGCCGAAAGCATCCTGCACGACGGTATCGACTGGTCGCAAAAGCACAAGCAACGTGTGAAAGAAATCAACGCAGAAAAAGCTGACGGCATCTACCTGCCGCCAAAGGGCGCCACACCGGCACTGCCGGGAGCGGACGACGTCAACAGTGGAAAACCTGCAACCGACGAATAACGCTGCGCGCGACCTGCCCGCAGAAGCCGTGCTGATGGCAAGGATCCGCGAGCAGGGCGAGGAACTGAAAACACTGCAGGCAAAGGTCGCTGCGCATTTGCAAGCAGGTTTTCAGCGTCCGTTCAGTGCGGTTCCTCAAGCAGAAATTAAAGATTAAAGAAAGTCGTCGCAAATTGCCCTGTTTTTGAGTTGCTCAAAATCATAAAGTCTAGCCAACGAGAAACTTTCAGCCGCCATGAAAATTACTGACATCCTTAGCGCACCGTGGGCGATTCTCCCGCCAAAGCTCATCGAGCTGCAGGAGATTTACGCCACGCACTTGCGCGGCGACAAGATCGACATTGCGGCTGTCGAACAGCGCATCGGGCGCCCACTCAACAACGAGCCAAAGTCGTACGACATCATCGACGGCGTCGCCATCCTTCCGCTGGAAGGTGTGGTGGCAAAGAAGATGAATCTGTTCGCACAGATTTCTGGCGGCACATCGACGCAGCTTGCATCGCGCAACCTGCGTGAAGCACAGCAGGACCCCGCGGTGCACAGCATCATTCAGTACATCGATAGCCCGGGCGGTACCGTCGATGGCACCCAGCTGTACGCCAACGATGTGTTTTCCGCACGTAGCGCCAAGCCAATCATCAGCTTGGCCAGCGGCACGATGGCATCGGCTGCCTATTGGTTTGGTTCGGCAGCAGGCCGGGTGTATATCGCCGATGAGACCACGCAGGTCGGCTCGATTGGCGTCGTGGCAACACATACCGATGTCAGCCAAGCCGAGATGCAGCGCGGCGTCAAGACTACCGAAATCGTCGCCGGTCAATACAAACGTATTGCCAGCCAGTACGGTCCGCTTACCGAGTCGGGCAAGCAGGCGATGCAGGACCAGGTCGATTACTTCTATTCCATTTTTGTCGGCGCAGTCGCGAAGCACCGTGGCGTATCGACCGACGTTGTACTCAAGGATATGGCTGATGGCCGTATCTTCATTGGGCAGCAAGCCATCGATGCCGGGTTAGTGGACGGTGTATCCACGCTCGAGCAGCTGGTTGAGCAGCTCAATCGTGAGCGCGGTTCGTCCGCAACAAAAGCCCGCGCCGGTGTTGCGCAAATCTCAACCACTCCACAAGGAACCAGCATGCTGACAGCAGAAAAAGTCGCGTCGGATCATCCCGACATCGCCGCTGCTTTCCGTGCCGAGGGTGCCGCAGCCGAGCGCCAGCGCATCCAAGCCATCGAAAGCCAGCTTATCCCCGGTCATGAAGCCCTGATCGACACCTTGAAGTTTGACGGCAAGTCCTCCGCCGGCGACGCAGCACAGGCCGTGCTTGCTGCTGAAAAGCAGGCTCGCACCGCCCAGGCAGCCGCCATTGCCAAGGAAGCACCTGCGCCATTGGCCTTGGTGCCAGCCGCATCGGTCGCCGCACCGGAAGGCAAAAAGCCGTTGACCCGCGCTGAAGTCGATGCGAAGGCCAAGGAATATGTCGCAGCGAATCCGGGAACGGATTACGTCGCCGCCGTAAAAATCATTGAACAGGGAGCATAACCATGGCTTTGACATCCATTGCACTTTTGACGCTGGGCGTTACCGCGACTGGCACTACTGCCGCAAACAGCGCCGTCACTGCAGCCGGCGCCGTCGCAACTGCCGGCGGTAACGCCGTGGGCTTTACCGAAGTGGCTGGCGTTGCTGGTGACCGTCTCCCGACGGTGGCGCTCGGTACAGCGATCGCCAAGGCGGGAGCCGCAATTGCGGCTGGCGCAGCGGTCGAGGTCGGCACCTCTGGCAAGGTCATTACCAAGACCTCCGGTGTTGCTGTTGCCCGCGCATTGACCGCAGCGGCTGCTGATGGCGACCTGATCGAAGTGATGGTCATTCCCAACTAAGCCGACAACCCTACAAACTCAGGAGCAAACATGACTATTCTGACTACTGCCGGCGCCCGTGTGATTGACCCAGTCCTCACCACCGTCGCCCAAGGTTATAAAAACAGCGAGATGATCGCGTCCGCGCTGTTTCCGGCCGTCGGGGTACCTCTGCGTGGTGGCAACATCATTACGTTCGGCAAAGAAGCGTTCATGCTGTATGCCGCCCAGCGTGCACCAGGCGAGAATACCAAGCGCGTGAAGTTTGGCTACGCTGGCGCGCCGTACTCGCTGGTCGACTATAGCCTTGAAGGCCAGGTCCCGGTAGAGCTGCAGCAGGAAGCCAGCGCCGGTCCCGGTATCGACCTCGGCGCCGGTGCGGTCAACCAGGTGCAAGCTATCATGGCTCTGCGCCTGGAGAAGCAGTCCGCTGATATCGCCCGTACGGCTGGTAGCTACGGCGTGAACAACAAGGTCACCCTGTCCGGTACCGACCAATGGTCCGCCCCGGAAAGCGATCCGATCTCTGATATCGAGCTGGCCATCGAGGCCGTGCGTGCCGCAACCGGCAAGCGGCCAAACACCGTGGTGATGGGCGCGAAGGTTTTCTCCAGCCTGAAGCAGCATCCGAAGATCGTTGACCGCATCAAGTACACAGGCCGTGACGTCGCGACCGTGGAACTGCTTGCCATGCTGTTCAACGTCAAGCGCGTGGTGGTGGGCGACGCCATCTACTCGAACGATGCCGGTACAGCCTTCACCGACGTCTGGGGCAAGGACGTGATCGTTGCCTACACCGAACTGGGCAGCGTCATGGATGCCGGCCTGCCAAGCTACGGCTACACCTACAACCTGAACGGCTACCCGCTGGTGGAAGAGCCTTACTGGGACCGTAACACCAAGTCGTGGATCTACCCGGTTACCCGTGCCGAGGCACCGGTACTGGCTGGCGCGTCCGCCGGCTTCCTGATCCAGAACGCTGTCGCGTAAAAGAGGGCGAAGATGAAAGTCACCATCATTTCGCCCGTCAAGCACGACGGCAAACGCTTTGCACCAGGCGATTCGGTCGATCTTCCCACCGAAGTTGCCAAGACACTGATTACTTCTGGATCTGCCGAGCAGGAATCCAAGGCCAAGCCGAAGAATTCGGCTGACGACAAGGGCCCTGTGGCAGATCCAGCATCACCGGCGTCTCCAGCGCAGGACTAATGCAGACCTCTGCATGACCCTGCTTCGATAGGCGGCATCTTCGGGGGTCGCCTCTTTTTTTAACTTTTGACACGGGATCGAGCATGTTTGGCGAAGATTTCACCGTCTATTTCGCTGATTTTGGCGTTGACGTCACGATTGACGGCGTGTCTGCACGAGGCATTTTCGATAACGCGTATTCCCAGATCGGTGGGGGCGTTGGCATGGCTTCGACTAATCCGACCTTGACTGTGGAAACGACATCGGTACCCGCTGCGCCGGTAGGTAAAACGGTTGCTTGCGAAGGCGTTACCTACGGTATCGCAGAGCACCACCCGGATGGAACTGGCGTAAGCGTTCTTGTTCTGGAGCTTGCATCGTGAGTCGAACCGCATTTGCCAGCATTGTGGGAGCCTTCGTGACAGCGTTTCAGGCTGCCCCTGCGGTATCGGCAAACGTATTTCGAGCGATGCCGCGTGAAATCGCCGAACAGCATGCTGAAGCCGTGAATGTGCAGTTTGACGCAGCCGAGCCGAACGCAGGCGCGATAAGCGGTGCACCTGTCGACTGGCGTTCAAGGGTATCTGTGGATCTGTACGCGAAAAGCAGCGCCGTGAGTGGTGATCTTGCTGTCGATCCGCTCTTGAAGGCGGCATACGAGCGGGTCATGCAAGACACCACCCTTGGTGGCCTGGTTGATTACATCGGCGTCCCGTATATCGCCGCGGAATACGACGGCAAGGGACAAAAAACAGGCTGGATCCGGATGGTATTTCCGGTCGAGCACCGCACCTCTAACCTCACTTTGGAATAGCCATGGGCACAAGAACCATTCGCGCCGTCGCGGCGAAGCCTCCTCAGCCAGTCATTGATATACCGCCTCCGCCTGGCGGCGGCAGCTGGCGGTGGAATGCCGCGAGCCAAAGCTGGATCCCGAACGATCATCTTTCCGAACCGACAACTCAAGTACAGGAGTAAGCCATGTCCTCACGCTATATCCGCAATACCGTCATTCTGCTCAAGCCAGAAACGACGCCAAAAACCGATGCTGTGCCGACTGGCGCCGCCAATGCGATGCTCGTCAGCGAAATGACCATCACGCCGCTGGATGCGCAGAACATCGACCTGCCGTACATCCGCGGCTACTTTGGCGCTAACGAGCAGCTGGTGGGCCCGGCGAGCGTCAAGGTCAGCTTTACCTGCGACCTTTCCGGTTCCGGCTCGGCCGACATCGCGCCGGCCTGGGGCAATGCGATTCTCCCGTGCGCGATGGCGGAAGGCATCCTTGAAACTCCTGATCGCGTCGAATACACGCCGGTCTCCACCGGCCTGAAAACTGCCACGATCTATTACTACGACGACGGCGTGCTGCACAAGCTGCTCGGCGTCATGGGTAACGTGATGCTGTCGGCGAAGGCAGGTGAGCGCCCAACACTGAAGTTCGACTTCGTCGGTGTCGACGGCGGCGTGACGGCGGCGACAGCAGCAGCTACCACGCTGACTAACTGGAAAAAGCCGGTTGCGATGACAAAAGACAACGTTGTCGATATCACTTTTGGCGCGACGTACACCGCCGGTGCCTTGAGCGGCGGCACAACCTACCCAAGCACTGGCCTGGAACTCAACTTCGGCAACGCCGTAAATTTCACCCCGTTGCTCAGCAAGGAAGACGTCGACATCACCAATCGGGAAATCACCGGCTCGCTCGAACTGGAACTGACGGCCGCCCAGGAAGTGTCGCTGATGGCATCGGTCAAGGCCAACACGCTGCAAAGCATGGGCTTCACGATCGGCACGGCAACCGGCTTCTCGCTAATCGTCCATGCACCGGCGGTGCAATTGACCAATCCGCGCAAGGTCGATCTGAACGGCAAGCGCCTGGTCGGCTTTGATGCGCGTCTGGTGCCGGTCTCCGGCAACGACGAAATCCGCCTCGCCTGCGTCTAATCGCAGCGCGGTACTCCGATCCACTCTTAAAACCATAAAAATGTACAAATTATCTGTTGCAGACACCGTCAGGGTTCCGGTCAAGTTCACATTGAACGACGCCGGCAAAGCCGCTTCCTTTTTCTTCCACCTGATCTGTGATCGTCTGGACACCGAAGAAATCAAGTCCATCCAACAGGGCGGCGAAAGCACCATCAGCGACTTCCTGCGCAGGGTCACACGCGACTGGCAGGGCCAGACGCTGGTCGTGGACGATGAGAAGAAACCGGTGCCGTTCAGTCCGGAAGCGTTCGAAGTAATGCTTACCTGCGCCGGCGTGGCCGTCCTGACATATCAGGCTTACTTCAAGGAGTGTTCGGCGAAGGAAAAAAACTCCTAAGGGCCGCCCAGCTTCAGGTACGCGGACATCTTCGTGTACCTGGTGCGGATGAAGACGAAGCGGAGCCAGAGGACGAAGTGTCCAAGGCTCTCGCGGTTTGGGGCCTACAGGCGGCAGACCCCGAAGATGTGACAGTAGAGGAAGAGTTTTACCTGTGGCCAGAGTGCGTGCCGACCTTCCAGCTCTGGAACGTGGTGCAAACACAGTGGCGCGAAGATGTCTCCGGGCGTCGTACTGGCCTGGATTACGCTGGCTTGAAAGCCTGCATGGATATGCAACAAATTCCGGACGACGAGCGTGCAGCTCTGTTCTGGGGCGTCCGGGTGATGGAGCGCGCAGCGCTCAAAGAATGGTACCCACGGTAACGAATAGCTTAAGAAGGCGTTAATGACCCAAGCAAAGATCAGCCTGAGCATCGACGGCGTACAGACCGTCGTCGGCGGCATGAAGCAGGTAGGTGATCGCGTCAAGGATGTGGCCAACAGCTTGTCATCCCTGACAGCCATCGGCGGTTCAATTTCCCTTGGCGCCTTCGCCGGCATGATCAAATCGTCTATCGATGCGGCGGACAATCTCAATGACCTGAGCAAAAAGACCTCTCTCGCCGTCGATACGCTCGCGGGCCTGAAGCTGGCAGCTGAGCAATCTGGCGCCGATCTCGACGGGATTGCAAAGGCGGTCAATAAGCTGACCGTCAACATGGGCAAGGAAGCCGAAAAGTTCGCCAAACTCGGGGTGACGGCAAAAGACCCTATCGAGGCATTCAAGCAGCTGGCCGACGTATTCTCTGCTGTCGAAGATCCTCAGATGCGCGCTGCGCTCGGGTCCGAGGCTCTCGGAAAGTCTTGGGAGACTGCGGCGCCCTTGTTGGCCGAAGGCGGTACCAAGATCGGCGAGATGGTGGACAAGGGCAAGCGTCTGTCCGGCGTGACGCAGGACATGGCGGACAATGCCGACAAGCTGAACGACCAACTGGCGGAGATGAAGGCGCTTTCTGCGTCACTCGGGACAAAGCTCGCTGCAGAAATGCTGCCAGCGCTGGTTAGCGTTACCGGCGCCGTGAAGATCGCGTATGAAGAGCAGGGCAAGCTTGCGGCCGCCTGGGTGGCAATGGGTGCCCTAGGTGCATTCCTTTTCACCGACGAGTTCAGCAGTGCGACGGAGAAGATAAAAAAACTCCGTGAGGAGCTTAATAAGCTTGAGGAGCAGAAGCGTCAGAATGATGCAGCACCCTTCGTTGGCATTATTCCTCGGCTGCTATTCGGTGAAAGTGACGTAGAAGGTCGGATTGCATCGGTAAAGGGACAAATCGAGGCTCTCCAGAAAACGCTGGAGAAACCGACCGCACCTGCCGTAGATCCGGAAATTGAACGCGCGAAGGCGCGCGCCAAGGCGGAAAACGAACGGCGCGTCGCAGCATTCATCGCCGGACAAGAAGCCGCAAAAAGCGCTGCTGCTGCCGCAAAAAGAGAATTAGATGAGCAAGCCAAGTTGCTTGCCAAGCTCGCCGGCGTGAACGGCGACTACATGGAGCAGCTGACCCGCTTACAGGCCATTCGCGCGAAGGGTCGAATTACCGAGACGGAATATATTGAAGCGGTGAAGGAACTCATTGCCCTTCAGCCGGCTTCCAAAAAGATCATAGATGAGCAGATCAAGCAGGCTAAAGAACTTGCTGATGCTCGGACAGATTTGAGAAGAAAAGAGCAGGATGCGATCGACGACTATTTCCAGTCTCAGACCCAAGGCTATAACGATGCAGTCCGTGCATCCGGAGAGGCGCTGAAAGCCGCCCAGGCAGAGTATACGCAGCTTGGTATGAATAAAAGCCAAATTGCAGAAATTAACCTGCTTACTCTGCAGTCGGAGCAAGCGAAGTACCGCGAAGGTAGCGCGGGATATCAATCACTCCAGCTACAGATCGAGAAGCAGCGGGAATTGATTGGGGTCCTGAAGCAAACGGATGACGCCATTCAATGGCGGTCTATGTTTGAGAGCATCGACCGCACTGCGCACGATACCTTCGTGTCTATCTTCGACAGTGGCAAGAATGCTTTCGACCGTCTGCGCGATGCCCTGAAAAATGGCTTGCTGGACCTGCTTTATCAGATGACGCTGAAAAAGTGGATCTTCAGCATCGGCGCAACGGTCAGCGGCGTCCCTGGTATTGCAAATGCCGGCGGAAACGGCGTGCTTGGCATGGCAAGCTCTGGCAATTCGCTCCTGAACGCCGCGTCGATGTATGACAAGCTGGGCGGCCTTGGCGGTATGGCAGATTCAGTCGGCCTGGGTGGCGCGTACAACACCGTTGCCGGCTGGTTGGGCAATACCGGGATGGGACTAACCGGCGCCGGCAGCATCGGCGGCAGTACCTCGCTGGCCTCGATGGGCCTTTCCGGCGGAGGTATGGGCGCACCTGTTGCGTCTACAGCCCTGGTTGAGGCTGGCGGTGCGGCAGGCAGCAGCGCGCTGTCGTCTCTTGCATCCGCGGCTCCGTACATCGCCGCGGTGCTTGCCGCGATCGCAATCGGGAAGAAGCTGCTCAGTTACAAGACTGTTGGGTCAGGCTTCCTAGGTAGCGTGACCGGTGACGAGTTCATCGGTAATTCGTACCAGTTTAAGAAAAGCTCACTGCGCGGCAGCAAAACTGATGTGTCCGACTTGCCGAAGGAGATTAACGACACCTTCAGCAATGCGGTCAACGCGATGCGCACCGGCTTTGACCAGCTCGGTGCAGTTACTGGCGCTGGTACCGACGTGCTGGACAGTTTTAATTACTCATTCCGTATCGCCCTTGCTGACTTCGATGAGGAAGGGAAGACAAAGGAAATCCAGAGATTGCTGTCCAGCATGTCAGACAGCATGGCCTTGGCCTTCGTCGACAATTTCCGCACCAGCGTCGATACCGCGCAGCAGGCCTCCAGCCGTTACTGGACGAACACCATCGACGGTGAAGCCGGGCGTCCTAATGGGGAAAGCAATATCGTCAGCCAGACCCGTATCCGTTCGGCGCTGGATCCATATATCGAAGACATGCTCAATATATTCGACGGATACCGGTTTGCGGTGCAGGGGATGGAGGGCAGTGAAGGTAAGGTTTCCCAGTTCGCAACCGAGCTTTTTACCTTGGGTGGTCGGTTGGCGGAAACCAGCGGCATGCTGGAAACCTTCGGGGAACAGCTTGATTTTGACAAGCTATGGGTGGCCGGCAAGGAAGGAGAGACGGTCGTTGACACGTTTGCCCGCCTGAATACCACTTTTGCAGCTACCAACGCCGTGGCAAACATGCTTGGACAGGATATGTCGACGGCGTTCGGCGCAATCGGACTAGCCAGCGAAGTGGCACGCCAAAAGGTCATCGACCTCGCGGGAGGTCTGGAACCGCTGGCCGCGAAGATGGCTTTCTTCTCGCAAAACTTCCTTTCTGAGGCAGAGCAGTTGCGGCCGGACTCCCAAACGGTGGCTGCCGTGTTCAAGAAATATGGTGTTGCAGGCGACATCACAAAGGGCGACTTCGCCTCGCTGGTGAAGGGTGCGCTGACCGATCCTCAGAAACTGGCCGACCTGTTAGGGATTCAGGAGCCATTCCTGCGGCTGGCCAACTATGCGGAAAAGACTGCAACTGCACTGGACGATGCGGCGGAAAAGATCGACGACTCTGCAGACACTGTCGAGAATGCTAACGACAAATTTGCTGCGGCATTAGACCAGGTCGGCAAAGCTTATGATGCCGTGGAACGTTCTGTCGAGGCGGAGCGCGAAAAAGCGACGAAGGCATATGAAGCAGCCGTCGAGCCGCTGACGAAAACCATTGACAAGCTGAAAGGTCTGTCGAGCGTCCTCAATTCGGCGTTGGACCGTCGTAGCCTGTCGTCGCAATTTGGCTCCGATCAAGCGGCTGCGCGCGCCCAGATCGCGACAGCCCTGGCAATTGCTCGTGCCGGCGGCGTCCTCCCGGATGCGGATTCGCTCAGCCAGGTGCTGGAGGTCATTGCGCAGCCGTCCGAGCAGCTGTACGCGACGTTTCAGGAATACCAGCGCCAGTACATTAAGGATTCGAACAACATTCGTGAGCTCGCGGAGCTTACGGACGGACAACTGTCGATCGAAGAAAGAACGCTGGCTTCGCTGGAACAGCAGCATGTAGCTGACATGAAGTACTACGACGACATGCTGGCCTTTGAGAAAGCAAAAATCGACGCGCTGAATGGGATTGATACGTCCGTGCAATCTTTATCGACGGCGCTTGCCGCCTATGGCGCTGCTATTGCCGCTGCAAAGGCGGTTAGCCCGACAGCACCAGGCAGCGGCATTGGCGCAAACAGCGGCGCGTTCGGCGGCGCCGGCTACGGTAGTGGCGCGGGATACGGCACCGGGACTCAAGGTGGAACTGCTCAGTTGTCGGCAGTGGAAGCACTTTATGCCAAATACAGCGATTTCTCTTACCTCACAGCTGAGGGAGGCGCCTTCTGGGCTGATCAGTTCAACCAGGGCAAGTCGATTGCCGATATTGAGCAATCGTTCCAGGACAGCGTGAAGGCAGTGCGAGGCTATGCATCTGGCGGATTCCACCCGGGCGGACTCCGCTTGGTCGGCGAGAACGGCCCTGAGCTGGAAGTCACTGGTCCGAGCGCCATTCTTAGCAACAGCATGACAAACGACTTGTTCAGCCGTTTGCGTGCGCCTGCCAGCAATACGTCGATGCTCGAGGCGGCGATTCTGGCCTTGCGCGGGGAGATTGTCACCCTTCGCGCATCTGCCGACCGGACCGCTACAGCTGTGAGCGCGCAGGAAGCGTTCTTACGCCGGATATCCCCTGACGGCAACTCAATCAATGTCAAGGTGGCCGCATGAACGTTATTCCGCCTCTTGCGATTACCGATGCGCGGCTGACCAGCAGCACGGCCGTGGAAACCGCCCCTGCAGCGTACGCTTCGGGGACGACTTATGCAGCTGGCACAACTGCGAGCGTTGCTGGCAGTGCCGGGCTGATCACGGTGTACAAGTCCCTGCAGAACGGAAATGTCGGGCATACACCGGCCAGTTCGCCAACGTGGTGGTCAAGCCTAGGGGAGACGTACCAGGTCTACTCTGGCGCCGCCACGTACGCGGAAGGTGACCGGGTCATCGACACGACGAACCATCTGGTCTACGAATCACTTGCCGCCAGCAATACTGGGAATGCGCTGACCAAGGAAGACAAGTGGCAGAAGATCGGCCCAACCAATAAGTTTGCAATGTTCGACATTCTGCGCAACACCGCGACAGTGCAGCCCGGGTCGATAACGGCAGTTGTAACGCCTGGTGTGCGGGCCGACTCCATCGGTTTCTCCGGGCTGGTCGGCAACTCTGCAGTCGTGACCGTAACCAGCGACGGTGTCGACGTCTATACGCACACGGAAGACCTGAATACCCGTGAGGTGGCGGACTGGTACGACTACTTTTTCCGGCCTTTCAGTACCAAAAAGGCCTTCGCACTGTTCGACTTGCCGCCGTACACGAATGCCGTGATCACGGTCCAGATATCCGCCACATCCGGCAATGCTGAGTGCGGCGCCTGTGTACTCGGATCCTGCGAATACATTGGCGACGTCCAGTATGACGCCGAATCTGACGTGCTCAACTTCTCGACGGTGACACGCAATTTCGACGGTAGTACGAGCGCGATGGTCCAGCGACGCAACGTTCCTAAAACTGTCCAGGCGATCTGGTTGGAGAAAAGCCGGGTCAATCGTGTACGGGCGCTGCGCGACGCATTGAACGGTGTGCCGGCGTACTGGGCAGGCCTTTCCGACAGCGGAGATGGTTATTTCGAAGCTCTGCTAATACTCGGCTTCTATAAGCGATTCAGCATCAATTTGAAGCATACACAGCGCGCAGTAGTCAGTCTTGAACTTGAGGAAATCTAATGCCAATCACACAAAATATCGGTTCCCTCGGAACGCCACCCTCCACATCCGACCCGTTGTCATTTGCGTCTCGCGCAGATGAGTTGCTCGGGACGGCCTTGCCGGCGCGCGTCACAGAGATGAATACATGGGCAGGGCAGGCCAATGCGCTGGCCTCCGCTGTCAATGCACTAGCAACCCAGGTATTGGAGGATGCCGAACAGGTCGCATTGGATCGCGTGGCGACGGGGCAAGACAGGGCGCAAACTGGGCTTGACCGTGCTGCAGCTGAAGCGGCGGCTCTGTCAGCAACGACATCGATGGTGACCAGCACCAGCACGACATCACTTGCCATCGGCACCGGATCCAAAACCTTTTCGACGCAGGCCGGAAAGCAGTACAGCGTCGGTGTGCCAATTATTGCTGTGGACCAGGCTAACGCGGCAAATTACATGGCCGGTACGGTCACCGCATATTCGGGGACGTCTCTCGAAATCGCCGTCACTGATATTGGTGGATCTGGAACCAAGGCGGCATGGAATATATCGGTCGCTGGCGTCCGGGGCGCACCTGGTGCATTGATTGGCACCGCCACTGGCGCTATCAATGAGATCAAGGGTTCCAATATCGCCAGCGCCGCGACGGTCAATCTCGATACTGCAACCGGCAACCTGGTGCACATCACCGGTACGACGACTATCACGGCCATTACGCTGGCTTCTGGTGCTGAGCGTGACGTGGTGTTCGATGGCGTCCTGACGCTGACGCACCACGCTACTACGCTGATTTTGCCGGGTGGCGCGAACATTACGACAGCGGCCGGTGATCGGGCAACATTCCGTGGTGACGGCGCCGGTAACGTGCGCTGCATGCACTACACGAAGGCAAGCGGGCAGGCTGTTGTAGCGCCAACGGTTGCAGCCGGCCTGACATGTTTGGCGACGGCGACGGTGTCAAGTGCTGTCGCTACTGTCGACTTCACTCAGTACATTGATTCGACATACGACGAATACATCGTCGAGTTTTTTAACGTAGTACCCGATACGGTAGGTGCTACGTTCAGGCTTCTGGCATCGACAAACGGCGGGGCGTCCTTTATGACGGACGGTTACGGTTCGGGGACTATGTGGTGCCAGCCAGGCGGCACTCCTAGCGGGAATAGCGGGGGAACCGCGTCTATCTTGATCGGAGCTGCGAACGGAGCATCGACCACGGTTTCGCATGGCGGCTATGCGGGAACAGTTAAGCTGTTCAATCTTGCAAATACTGCAGCTTCAAAATTGCTCACAACGCAAGCTACGCAAATGATGAGCGCAACAAACACATACGTCACCGCCGGGTCGGGAAGTATTCAGACTAACTCTGCGATTAACGCTATCCGGTTCGCTTTTAATACCGGCCTAATTAGCGCCGGCACATTCAAACTCTATGGCGTAAGAAAGGCGGTGTAATCATGGCACTCAAAAAATTAGCGGACGGTGAATTGGTCGACATGACGCAGGAAGAGGAAGCGGCATTTCTGGCCGAACGGGCCGCGAGTGCGCCAACGCCCGATCAAGTCGCAGCAGAGCAAGTAAAGTACTACGACAACGTAGTGCAGACCCATCTGGACACTGTGGCGCGCTCATTTGGCTACGGCGACCCGAACCGTCCGGACGTCTCGCCCATCCTACACGCGATCAGCTATGCCGAGGAGCCGGCAGTAGAGCGGTTCATGAATGAGGGCAGGGCGTTGCGGGCTTGGCGCTCCCTGGTATGGGTGACAGCAGCAGGCATCCTCAATGCGGTGAAGGCAGGCACCAGGACTATCCCATCCGACGTTGAGCTGCTGGCCGAACTTCCCGATCCACCTACGCAAGACCAGCTGTAAATCGACCAACTCACTTCGGCGGGTTTGTTAATGCCATCAACAATAAGGCCTGGAATGCCAAACATCGATAAAGACCTCCAAAAGGAAATCCTCAAAGAGGCAATTTCAGAGTGGCTGGATAAACAGTTTGCCACGTTAGGGAAATGGACGCTGGGGGGTATTTGCTCGGCTGGGCTCGCGGCATTGGTGGTCTGGATGCTCTCTACTCAGGGATGGCACAAATGAATATCGAAAATCTCACGTCGGAACTAATTGTCGACGAAGCATTGAAGCTAAAGCCCTATCACTGCACCGCTGGCAAGCTGACCATCGGCATTGGCCGAAACCTGGAGGACGTTGGCATTAGCACCGACGAGGCTCGGTATCTGTTGAAGAATGACATTGATCGCGTCTGCGCCCAGCTCGATGCCGCGCTGCCCTGGTGGCGGACGATGTCCGAGCGGCGGCAGCGCGTGCTGGCAAACATGTGCTTCAACATGGGTATCGGCAATTCGACGCGTGGCCTGCTCTCTTTCCGAAACACATTGGCGTCGATGCAACGGGGCGACTACCGTGCTGCGGCGCGCGGCATGCGCGATTCGTCGTGGGCAAAGCAGGTTGGTGCGCGCGCTGAGCGTCTGGCCAAGATGATGGAGGAAGGCTGATGAGTGCGCTTGGCTCCAAACTTCGCCAGTTGAGTGGCGGCGCTGTCGCTTTTCAGTGCCCTGGGTGCAATGAGACGCATGTGGTGTACGTCGAGGCGTGCGGCAATCGGCCGACATGGGGATTCAACGGCGACGGCGACAGGCCAACTTTCACGCCCTCTGTCCTGGTTCGCACTGGGCACTTTATTCCTGGTTATGAAGACAAGCAGTCGTGCTGGTGTACCTATTACGCTGAGCATCCTGACGAAACCCGGGATTTCGAATGTCGGATCTGCCACAGCTTCGTGACCGATGGACAGATTCAATTCTTGTCGGACTGTACTCATCGTTTGGCTGGGCAGACCGTGCCGCTTTCTGACTTCGGAGAATAACAATGAAAAGAAATATTCTGATCTTGTCCGTGCTGATAGCGCTTGCGGGGTGCGCCAATGTCCGATTTCAATGGGCCGCATCCTACGCAACTGATAACGTGCTCGCCGACGTGGAGCGTGCATCTAAATCCGGCGAATCAAAATGACGTCCCGCTTCTTGACGGATTTGCACTTGGGTATCAGTGCCGATGGTGAGCATAAGAGACTCGATGCGCCGCTTGTCTACGAATCCGAGGTAGCAGGGCGCATCTTCATCGTGCCGACCGGCTTCGAGACTGACCTCGCGTCGGTCCCAAGACTGCCGGTTGCCTACTTACTGTTTGGTGGTGTGGGCGACGCCGCAGCGGTGGTGCACGACTATCTTTACACCACGCAGGAGGTCAGCCGGAAGGTTGCTGACGATGTGCTTGCCGAAGCAATGAAGGTGTCCGGTATCTCAGCCTGGCGGCGCGGGCCAATGTGGATTGGCGTGCGGATGTTTGGCTGGTTGCACTACAACAAACCGGCAGACGTTCCTGCATAGAGGCATAATGCCCGAATGAAAATCTCCGCACTAGTTTTCCTCTTGCTGTCGTCGTCCGCATTCGGGCAAATGGTCGAGCGTCCACAAGAAGCAGAGCGCCTTACTGGGCAACGGAATGCAATTCCCCGGCCGGCAGATGTTGCCCGCATCAGCGGCTATCAGGTCATCGGCATAGCAGACGGGGACACACTCACTGTTCTACAGGATCGCAAGCCGGTAAAGCTCCGCCTCGCCAATATCGACGCACCAGAGAAGTCGCAGCCATTCGGCCAGCGCTCGAAGGAGTCGCTTTCTGACCTCTGCTGGGGCAAGGGTGCGACCTACGAAACGCAGGATATTGACCGGTACGGCCGTACTGTCGCGGTTGTGACTTGTGGTGGCGTAGAGGTCAATCGCGCCCAGGTTGAACGCGGGATGGCATGGGTGTATCCGCGCTATAACAAGGACCAGTCTTTGCCTGCATTACAGGAGAAAAGCCGGAATGCGGGCGTAGGACTCTGGCGCGACAGCGATCCAATACCACCTTGGGAATACCGGCGATCGTCAAAGCTCAGTCGAGAGAACTAG